TGTGCTGATTGTAACATAGCTAAAAGTTCCGTTTTATTCAGCAGTTTGAAATCTTTTCCAACTTTTACAATTACGTCAATTTCACGGTCTATAATATCGGATATGACTTTTAGCCCCTCTTCTTTTACCATTGCATAATTAACGGCATACAAGTAAAGGGTATCGTATAAATTCTCGGTTTCAAGTATTTTTGCCGTTGCCGTGTCTGCTATCTCTGAACGTGTGAAAATATCCGTATTAAATATTGCTTTGCGGAAATAATCTGTCATTTCTTTGATGTAGTCACCCTGTAATTTAGCAATTTCAACAGGTATTTGAATGTACTTAACAATATTGTCAAGTGAAACAATGTCCTGTGGACTGTCAGGAAGTGGTAAATAGATAAACTCTAAACCGCCTCTTGTTACGTCAATTATCCCGGTACCGTCGCAAGTTGAGCAGCAATGGCCGTCAACTTTATAAACCCCATCATGGTCAATAGAACAGCCGTCAGCGGTGCATTTTCTCACATACTGAATCTTTTGCATATGGGCGTGTCTGGCCATCGTAATATCCAACTCGGAATTTGTCTTTAAAATCTTTTCAAGAAACGGAATTCCGTAATGATATTGATTAACAAAACATTTACCGTTGTTTTCATCATCGGTCAGGTACCCGACCTGTGTCGCCGGTGTCTGCTCTAAATTATAAGGCTGTGGTATAAGTAATTTATAGGTGTCCTCACCAATGTTTACAAGATTTTCATTCTCAAAAACGTTGTTTAAAATGTCTTTATTCAATGCCTGTTCAACATAAGTACAAGCTCCCTCGGCGGTGTAAATAGTGTATTTATTCAGGTATTTTTTTGTGGTCTCGTCTGTAAACTCTTTTGGGATTTCTATACATTGCCAGTCCACTAAGTAAAGTAAATCCGAATTTTTATACTCATAGTCTATTGCGTTTTCTGAATAAACTTCATAAGGGTATGGCTGGGCTAATTTCTTGCCGTCGGTTCCATTAAACTCATAAACGATGAAGGAATTGGGATCAATCTCGCAAAGTTTCGGGAGCCTGTTTGCAAGGTACTGGTCAAAACCATAACGCCCGAAATAATTAAGTACTTTTTGAAACTCTGCCGGATCTTTGGCAAACCATTCAACTTTTACCGCCTCGGTTCTGGGAACACGGTTAAAAACCGACATAGATCCATTCACAATAGACTTGCAAATGTTTACCGTTATCTGTTTCCGTAACTCAAAGGCAGTTTCTGTTTCCGTTGCTGTGAACCTGTGCAACTTCTCGTCTATGCCTTCGCCTAATGAGTAAGCTTCGTACTCCTCAGCAAGTTCAACACACCTGTCATATAGGGCATGTCGTCTGCCTGTTGCTATTATTTCATAAAGTAATTGTATTGCCTGTGATTGGGTTACGATGTTTTCTGCCATTAATTTTTATTTTCTGGGTGTGCGAAATAATCAATTAACAAAGCATAATACAAAACAACCTGTAAATCCTGCTCCGATATTTGATAATATTTCATAAGCTACAAATATACAAATTATTTCTGATAAAAAGCAAATTTATTTTCAACGTGGTTTTTTGAAGTATTTTTGGTAAATTTTAGATTTTTTCAATTATTTGATTTTTAATATTTTAGTCTCACTCTCTCACGGGCTGGAGACAACCTTTTTACGGTCAAATAAAACTTAATTTATAACCGTTCCTTATCTTTGGAATTATCCCATATCGCATCGCATCTACAAAGTCATCCTGAAACTTAACAGGCTCGTTTAATATCATTCCGTTTTTATCTGTTTTCCAACTATACGACCTCAATTCCTTTATTCCGTTTAACGAATCTTTTGTTACAAATAAATCGTATTCCTTAATCATATTAATTTCATCAACGACGTGCTTTGCTCCAACTCCCTTTATATTCCAACCCATTCTATAAAGTTCTTCAATACTGTCTGGTCGTGCCGAATCGGCAAATATTTCATCTGATCGTTTCTTTATTCCCGCACCATCCAAAGCCTGTGATATATCACTGTTCAGCATTTCGGATAAATAGCAAAGTTCTTGAACATAAATCTTTTTAGCATTATTATCTATTCCAATCTTAACTAACACGGTGGGATGATTAAATCCAAAATCAAGCCCGTAGCTGATGTTTCTTACTGATTGTGGTATGCTATCACATAATTGAAAATTTGGATAAACCAGCCCCTCTATTGAGCCTATCTCACCATCAAGATAAACACGCTTGTAATTTGCATCTCTATCGGCTCTTAATAGTACGTCTTTTTTTATATTTTCCGGGCAATAGTCATTGTCAAATATGGTGCTTTTTATAAGTGCCAGGTCTGGAGCGTATTGTTTATTATTGATAAATTCAGGATAAATGAAAAATTCGTGTGTCGGGTTCCAGTCTGCATAGATACTAATGGCTGTTCTTTGTGCCAAATGGAAAAAGGTTTCATACTTCCAGTTTTGGATCTCGTTGCAAAAAAGATAATCCCTACCGGGCCCGTGAACACGGCCTGGACTATCCACGCTGAAAAACTCTATTTTTGCCTTGCCGATGGTATAAACAAAGTTTGTTTTATTGAATGATGAAGGATTGTAAATGTTTTCACGGTTCAGAAAATCAAAAAAATCCTTCATTGCACCCCTGCGAAGGTGTGGCATTGTTTCGCTTGTTACTGAAATTGTTAAAGGCTTTGTATTATATTTAACAGCCAGTAAATATGCTATCTGCATTAAAGAGCACGTCTTTGAACTGCGAGTTCCGCCCTGATTAAGTATATAACGCTTTCCGGTTGCACTACAATTTTTATGAAATATTTTTGTGTAACCCATTATAACTTATCAAAACTATCCTTTTCTTCCTGTGTTAGTTTTATTTGCGGAGTGTTATCCGTAAACTCCATATTGTTTTTATCGCTTTGCCCCAATGTTTGTTTTCCAAGCCATATCAGCATTGATACATTTGGTTTTTCTATCCAATTCCCATCGCTATCCTGAACTCCGAGAGCCATTGCCCTTTGCGCTCTTCTTAATGAAACTTTAAATGTTTTATTTATCCCACTTTTTATATAGTCCGAAAAATCACAAGACTTTTCTTTTTTACAATGTGAGTTTAACGTATCATAATTAACGCTAAGATATGATGCAATCTCTTCTCCTGTACAGGCTATCATTAATAATTTATCAACCGTGCCCCAGTCAATCTTTAATGGTTTCCTTCCAGCTCCTTCTCTTTTACCGCCATTTTTCATAAATCATTTAATTTTGATGTAAATTTTTCTGATGTTAGATAAATATCGTCTCCATTTATTCCTATTGATTCTAAAAACTCTGCTTTTTCGTCATAACTTTGAAATGTTACAACAAAATAAAAATCCTGTTGGTTTTTTGAAATTCCTTTTTTAAGGTCTTTTTTTAAATCTTTTATTGAGTTCTTTTTTTCGTTGTAGTCAATTTCTGATAGGTCTTGCTTTATTTCATCATTGCTGCCAAAGTTAAAATCCGGAACAATACTTTTCACCAGACTAACATCATACTCATCTAATCCTGCTAATTCAACGTCAATATCCGGTAATATCTTTGCCAGCATTTCATAATCCATCTCGCCCTGAACCCTTTTGTTATTTAGAAATATATTTTGTTCCTTTTCTGTCTTGTCATCAAGATTTACTTTTTCTACTTTTATTTCATAGTCGTTTTTTCCATCATATCCGTTTAACAGGTCTAATGCCTCAACCCTTTTGTGGCCACCAACTATATTCCCGGATGTTTCATTCCATACTATACCACCTAAAAAGCCCACCTTTTTAAAATTCTTCTTTAGTGCGTCTATAACCTTTTGATTTTTCTTACGTGGGTTATATGGTGCAAAAGATATTTGACTTCTGTTAATTACTACTGTCTCGCTCTGTTTTATTTTCATGCCTAAAAAGTATTGCTTCACATAATGGGAACTGATTAAATATTTTTTTTAAATCCTGAGGGTATTTTTGTTTTATGCATGATAAAAATTCGGGTTGTGAAATGTCGCACCCAGAACTTGGTTTTGTCTTTGAATAATTAAACGGTTCTATTAAGTTATTATCTGAAATATACATCAAGACGTGCTCATTCTTCATGTCCATTAACGGGTACGCCTTTTTAGTATTATTATGTATTCCATCTTGGAGATTGTTGAGCATTAAACGCCTGGTTACACCATCGTTTTTTTTGAACCCATAAATAGAATACGGTATGTTTAATTTTTCTTTTATCTTTTTATCAATAAGGCTGATCTTGTTATTTTTTATTGTTTCGTCTTTTTTTATGCCTAAATAACCGTGTTTTATAAAAGAATTTAGCGCATAATGTGGCGTTTTAATGAATTTTATATTTGAGTATTTTTTTTCTGCCCAGCTAATATACCTGTTTTCGTAATCTAAATTTTTTACGATATACATAAACACGCAAACAACAGCCTTGAAATTTTTACTCAACACATCACAAAGCATAATTGAATCTTTGCCGGTGCCCGAATGAAACAAAATAACCGTATCGGTTTGCTGTCTTAAATTTTCTATTATTTGGGTGTAAAACATAATTTAAAAGGCAATAATTTAAAAACTATTGCCTTTAGGAAATTTCTGTTAATAATTGTAATAAACAGTATCACCACTGTCATCGGTGAAACTTCCTTCTTCGTTTAAAACTTCATTTTTTACCATTGAAATATATTTTAATTGGTTAATAATCGGCAAATATACAAATTAAAAACCAAATTAGCAAATTATTTCACCTAATTTTATCTCAATAGCAAATTGACCGGCTAATGCTTTAAAATTGTCATCAGGTATATCGACATCATTTATAAACTTTACAAGCCTTATGCCCTTTATTTCGACTGTTAACCGCCCAGAATCTGCCTTGTACCCATTTATGAATGTTATTTCTTTAATATCTGGGTTGCCGTCTAATTTTCCGTCTTCTTCTCTTGGTGTGAATAATAGTTTTTTATTATACTTTGATGGTTCACGCCATTCCGTTTTCTTTACGCCAGACTTTATCAGGTCAAATTCTTTCTTTTTTATTCTTAATATTGTCATACTATCAATTTTTATTTTTTAAAAAGCCGGGCAGAACCCTATCAAGAAACTGCACCGGCTTACCTGATCCTGAACTTTGCAGGAAACAGGATCATTATCTTACAATTCTATCAACGATGCAAGCAGACGAGGCATCATACATCAATGATTCTCCACGTATTAGTTCTACATCGTAATCGTTCGCCTTCATATATTTATAGGCTTCTCTTAATGCTTTTTTGGCTTCTTTTTTTGTGTTAAACTTTAAAGAGTAATTGTTAAAAGGAAGTTTTTCAACATTATCGCATTCGATAGAATTTCTGAGTTTGAAATTACCGTTTAGTTGGCCTTTAATTAAAATTGTTGTTTTCATGGTTGCAAGTTTTTAATTGATTAATAATGATACAAAGATACACTAAAAAACTAAATAGAAAGTTAATAAATGTTAATAAATGTTAATAAATGTTAAAATACGGTTTTATTTATAATAGCTCTAAATAAGATTAAAACATTACCGTTAAACCGTAAATAATTGCGAAAATTGAAATTACCAATAGGATTATCTGAACGATTCCTGCACCTGTGTTTTGATTTTGTGTTGTTGCCATAATTTTTTTTTACAAAGTTAATAATTATTTTTCAAAAAGCAAGTTTTTTGTGATTTTTTTATAGTCTTTTCCGTTCAAAATCATTACAGCTTCACCACGTGCGATATTTGGAGCGGACATTAAAGAAATTTTTATTCCGTTTATTTTTCGCCTTAGATAGACTTTGCCGTCTTTTTGTTCTACGTCCATTGTGTAGCTTTAAAAATGTAAATCATCATCGGTTTTCTGAACTTCATTTTTTGCCACGTTATTTAAGTTTTCCGCTCTTGTTGGCACCTTGTAAGTGTCAACAAGGATATTAAGCCGTTCTTTG